TAACGGGGGGCTTTGCCCCCCTTTCTTCCCTGGAGTCTGTATGGATACCACGCTTGCAGTACACGTTGCCGAAAGCGAGGACGGAACCTACGCCGTATTGATTGCGATTGACGGTTTCGAGACACAGGAAGATGCCAACCAATTTGCTTATCTGTTTCTGATGGATGGCAGATTAGCCGTAGGCGATATAGAATTTGTGCCTAGTGAGGATTTAGAGAGTATCCACTAATGGCAGCATCTATCGTTGACATTTGCAACAGCGCGCTCAATCAGATTGGCGCATCCAATATTCTAAGTCTTACCGAAGATAGTAAGGCTGCTCGTATCTGCAACCAGCGATACGAATACATTCGAGATTCCGTTTTCCGGGCGCATCCTTGGAAAGCACTAACGCGCAGAGTAACGCTTGCACCCGATGCAGTTAAGCCAGCTTTTGAATTTGATAACGCTTTCACGTTACCTGCTGATCCTTACTGCTTGCGTGTTCTGTATCTCCGCTATCACGACATCCCCTACCGACTTGAAGGTCGCAAGATTCTCTGCGACGAAGATACGGTTGATCTCGTCTACCTGGCGCGTATCACCGATACTAGCGAGTACGACTCTCTGCTCATCGAAACTCTAGTCGCTGCTATCGCTGCGGATGTTGCGTATCCACTAGTAGGCAGTAACAGCCTAGCCCAGCAGATGCGTATTACCTACGAAGACAAGCTCAAGGAAGCACGATTCGTTAGCGCTACCGAAGGCACTCCCGCAAGCATTACAAGCGTCTCTGATGCTGGCGCTATCGAGGCAGATACATTTATTAGATCGAGGTTCTAGGCATGGCGAAATCAAGTGCGCCGTTCACTAACTTTACTGCTGGTGAGCTATCGCCCAGGCTTGATGGCCGGACCGATCTAGCGAAGTATTTTAACGGCTGTAAGAAACTACAAAACTTCCTGACCTTCCCACAGGGTGGCGTTACACGTCGTCCCGGCACAGAACACATTGCTATAGGAAGAAGCTCCGGCTCAGTTGCCCTGCGACTAATACCGTTCGAGTTTAACGTCGAGCAGACGTATGTGCTGGAGTTTTCATCTGGCAGATTCAGAATTTATAAAGATGGTGGAATCGTTGTAGATGGCGGGGGAAGCCCGATCGAAGTTGTTACACAATACTCAGCAGCTCAATTACCGGGATTAAAGTTCACGCAGTCTGCCGACACCATGTATATCGTGCATCCCGATCACCCACCTCGGCAGATCACGCGAACAGATCACGATGCGTGGACTATCAGCAATATTGAGTTTCGTCGAGGCCCGTTTCTGGACCCGGTGTTTGATGGCTCAACACTGTTAGCTGATGGCAGAACAGGCACCGTAGGCATCACATCAAGCGTATCTAACTTCTTCAAATCTAGTGACGTGGGTGCATCGTTAAGCACTGGCAGATTTATCAAGCTCCATCATGGCTACGCGCAAATAGACTCGCTGCGATACACATTAGGCTTTACAAACCTATCCGGCGGCACGTTTTCTCCTGGACAACAAATTACTACGACTGGCCCAGGCGCTGGATCTACAGCGATAATCATCTCGGTAGGTGCAAGCTCTCTAGTTGTCGATACCGTTATAGGAAGCACATGGACTAACGGAGTTTCGTTTGAGAGTCCTGGTGGTGTCGTAACTGCAGACGCAACCAATGCACTTGATGCAACACAAAGCACCTCAGTAACCGCTACGGTTCTTGAGAATGATGAGCTAGAAGAAGAGCTAGAGCCTAGCTTTACTGCGACCACAATCAGCTTCCATGAAGGCGACCCTGATGCTACTGGCCTAGCGCACAATGACTTTATCGAGGACAGCTCCGGTCATTTTATCAGCCAGGGCTTTAAGGTTGGTATGCGTATCAGCGCAAGCGGCTCGGCTAATATAGGCATCTCTAGCATATCAACCAGTGGATCAAAGATTACGGTTACAACTGATGGGCCTCATAATTTAATTAATGGCGATTTAGTTAAATTTACAGGGTCTACTGGAGTCACTGTCAGCTTTCCAACAACGCCATCGTCAGTAATTAATGATTTCTTTTTTGAAGTTGAGTTAGATTCAACCACCCCAGACACAAAGTTTGATCTTCTTGATCCAGCCACACGGAAAGATGCAACAGGTAGTGGAAGCTCTACCAATGGCTCTTTAGTCAATGGCAATAACTTCTCTAACGCTCTCATTGTTGCGGTAAGTGACAGCATTATCACGTTATCCACAAGTAACGACGTACACTTCCAGAATGAAGGCCAGAGCGTCACGATAAGCGGCGATCTGATTGCCGATGACGAGTATCAGATGGGCGCGTTCTCTGATACGACTGGCTACCCTGCGTGTGTTGCGTTCTTTGAGCAGCGACTAGTCTTTGCAAATACAACACTTCAGCCACAAACGCTGTATTTCTCGGTAAGCGGGGACTACACAAACTTCACTGCCGGCGTAGCTGATGACAGCGCGCTGATCTACACGATTGGATCTAACCAGGTAAACGTCATTCGTTATCTGACCTCATCTAAGGTGCTGCTGGTTGGCACCTCGGGTGGTGAGTTTGCGGTACGTGCTGGCTCGGTAGATGCGCCTATCACGCCGCTAAACACCCAGATCAAGCAGCAGGCCAAGTACGGCAGCGCCGACATACAGCCGCTAGTCATTGGCTCTACTGCGCTATTCGTACAGCGAGAGCAGCGCAAGCTGCGAGAGCTTGTGTATAACTTCGATGTGGATTCGTACATTGCACCAGACATGACGCTACTGGCAGAGCACATCACTGAAGGCAAGATCAAAGAGATGGCCTATCAGCAAGAGCCAAACAACGTCGTATGGTGTGTGCTAGAAGATGGCAAGCTAGTCGCTATGACCTATCGACGCGAAGAAGACGTAGTTGCCTGGCATGAGCACCAGCTAGGCGGCACGTTGACTGATGGCGGCACGACCTATGACTACGGGTTTGTAGAAAGCGTTGCCTCTATATCTAGTGGTGAGCGCACCGAAGAAGAGGTATATGTTGCGGTTCGCCGTACTATCAATGGCAGTAATGTGCGCCACGTAGAGCGACTCAAGCCTATCGACTTTGGCACGAACGTAGAGGACGCATTCTATGTAGATGCTGGTCTGACGTATACCGGCGTCACATCAACACTAGACGGCGGTATTGGAGCGTCAAGCGTTACGATTTCCTTAGATGACGCATCTAGCTTTAGCGCATCTGGCAAAGTAAGAATACGCAACGAGATCATTGCATACGGAGCCAAGAGCGGAAATGATCTTATCAAGTGTACGCGAGCACAGGATGGCAGCATTGCATCAGCTCATGCTGACGGCGAAACAGTCACTCAGTTGGCTACAACGATTAGCGGGCTTGACCATCTAGAAGGGCAGACTGTTTCTATCTTGGCTAACGGCGCCACACATCCAGATAAGGTTGTTTCTTCTGGTAGCGTTACGCTTGACCGATCTGTTACCAAAGCACACATTGGGTTACCTTATGACTCAATTTTGCAAACGATGCGGATAGAAGCAGGCGGTACTGAAGGTACAGCTCAGGCCAAGAACAAGCGGATTAGTGATCTTGATATCCGGGTATTGAATTCTGTGGGCGTGGAAATAGGTCCATCCGAAGATGATTTGGATCTTATTCCCTTTAGGAAGTCTAGTATGGCTATGGATCAACCCGTTCCATTGTATACTGGTGACAAATTTATCGAGTTTCCTGGCGGCTACAATAACGATGGGTTTGTGGTCGTCAAACAGGATCAGCCTTTACCGCTGACAATTCTGTCTATCTATCCTCGATTGCAGACGTTTGATAGGTAACTTATGGCAGATCCAATAACAGCAACACTTGTAGCAGGCACCTCGCTTTTGAGTGCCAGCGCTGCTGTGCAGCAAGGCGCTGCAGCTAGGGCGGCAGGTCAGTTCAATGCAAACATGGCAGAGCGTAATGCCAAGGTAGCAGAGCAACAGGCGGAGCAGATTAAGCGCTCATCTGAGTTTGACATCAATCGCTTTCGAGATAACTTTGCCGACCTACAAGCAACGGCAGCCCAGGCGTTTCGGTATAACGGATTCGTGGCTACCGGCGGTACGCCATTACAAGTTCTTTTAGACAACGCTAGAGAAGCCGATACCGAGATTGCGCTACGTCGCTATAACGCATCTATTGGCGAGCAACAGGCGCTAGAGTCTGCAACCGAGCAAAGACTGCAAGGTCGCCTTGATCGCATGATGGGCCGATCAGCACAAAAAGCGAGTTACTACCAGGCTGCCGGATCGCTGCTAAGAGGCGGCGCCCAAATAGCGGGAATGGGAGACTGAAGTGAAAGTACCAACATATCAAGCGCAAACAGGATTAGCGGCTGATGTAGGTGCGAGACCTATGCGTGTTCGCGCTACACCAGAAGCTTTTGGTGCGGCAGAAGCTAGGGCGATGGGCGCACTGGCTGAGCAGGTAGGCGACACAGCGCTTGAGTTAAACCGCAGACAGAGAGAGGCGGCAGAGCTAGAAGCAAAGATACAGCGCGATCTTCAGAACGAGCAATTTACAAACGAATACATGGAAGAGGTAACGCTTGCTGCTGAAGAGGCTGCTTTGCAACCACCAGAGAAGCGAGAAGACTTTTTCGATAGCGCCGTTCAAAGCATACAGAACAAGATACCGCAGCGATTTGAAGATCCTATACAGCAACAGGAATTGTCGCTTAGCCTTGATCGTTATGCCATCTCCAAGCGTGTAGGCGTCAGGGCAGATGCCAATGCAGGACGATTAGATGCGCTTGTTGGCGAATCTGCCAAACGAGAGATGACGCTCAGGGACGAAGCGATCAATGGCGATTTTGCTACTAGCACCAGGGCATTAGCTGATCTCGAAAAGATTTATATTGATCTCGAAGATAAGGGATTGATGACCGATGAGGATGTCGCAAAGCGATCTGCTCAGATGGTTAAAGACGTTCAGTACGAGCGTGAGATCAATGTCGTCAATAGAATTAAGACGCCAGAAGAAGCAGAAGCCTTTGTTAATCGTATTCGTGACGATCAGCGGTTTGATCCAACAGAGCGACGTCAACTTATAGGCGCTGCTAGCGGAGTGCTTTCAAAACGTAATGACGAATTAAAGGCTGCTAGAGCCAAGCTAAAGGATGACCTTGGATCGCTGCGTGATGTTATTGCTACCGGCATGGAAGTCCCTCAAGAACAGCTAGATGATGTAAACCTTCAGCTAAAAGCCTTTGGCACTGAAGCTGATGCCAGAGACTTTGATGACATCTTGGCAGGTAACAAGAACGTCCAGATACTTAACAATACTGGCACACTGGCTGGCGTTGATAAATTACTCGATCAAGTTAAAGCTGAGCCTACAGCGGGGCTTACAGCACAAGAGTTAGGTTACTTAGCGCAAAGTCAACAGAACATCGAAGAGTATCGAGACAAGATGGTTACGGCATTCGAGAAAGGCGATGCCCTAGACTTCTTATCGGAGCGCAAAATTGTCAACGTAGAGCCTTTTGATTTTGCAAATCTTGGCGAATCTATCCCACGACGAATCCAAGAAATGAATGCTATTGCCGCTTCAGTAGGTGTCGATGAGGTCACTGGCAAGATGCTGTTTGAGCAAAATGTACTAACAGATCAAGAGGCCTCTCAGTTTGCTGCATACCTAAGCGAAGCATCGCCAATGATGTTGGTAAAAGACGCGCAAGCATTTTCAATGGTCGCTGATAAGTACCCGCAAATATGGGAGCAGCTTGCTGGGCAAGGCAGGGGCAAAGCCAGCCAGTTCGCCATGGCTGGTGCCGTAAACGACATTCCGGTCGCTACTGCAATTTTTCAGGGCCAGTTCAAAATAGATCAGGGTGTGCCTTTACCTAACAAAAACGAACTGTACTCCATCTACAAAAACAAAGTCGGTGACTTGTACGAATTGCCTGGCAGCTTTGGCGAAAATGATGCAATCGTTTTTAGGGCCGCGCTTGCTCATTACGCAGAGGTTAGAACATCTCCCGAAACACAAATTGGCAACGATGTTACTACTGAGTTTCAGGCGTCAATTGATGCGGTTACTGGCGGCGTTGGTACGTACAACAACTTTACTTATCAGCTTCCAAGAGGCATGGAGGAAGATGACTTCAACAATGCAATTGAGCGGTTTAGCGTTGATACTTTAGAGTATTTAGCGCCAGACGGCTTAATTGGATTTACGCCAGATCAGTATGGTGGAGATAATGGCGCACTAGCGGTATTGAAGCGATCTAGGATAAGAAGCATATCAAGCAATACGTATGAACCGCAGCTAGAAAATGGACAGCCAGCATTTACCCTGGCTAACGGGCAGCCATTACGGTTTCAGATGACTGACGAGCTACGAAACACCTTGCCGTCTCAGCAAAGTTTGTATGGGATATTTCCCAACATGGCACAGAAGGCGCAAAGGCAACGTGAAAAGCTGGGCTTACCTGCCCGCAAAAGAACACTTACTGCGTCGGAAATATACGAAGGGTCGTTTCTTACTGAATACCTTACTTCCTATCGGGATGTTCTTGAAAGCATTTACCTTGGAAAGCGCAAACTAGCGCAATCGGTAACAGCGCCGATTATTGAGGGCATACAAACAAAGGCGCAACGTCAACGAGCTAGACTGCAAGAAGAGCAAGAGTGATATGTCGTTTGTTTCTCGCCAAGACAGGATAGCGTTTGAGCAAGGGCAAAGGCTATTCGAGCCTAATACCTACAAAGAAGCGCCAAGCTGGTATAACGCATTTTCAGCTGCGGTCGGTACTAATGTAGACGAAAATCTATCTGTATCTGGCCTTCTTAATCGGCAGATGTATGAGCGCAACAGAAACAGAGCGCTTGAGCTGATTGAAAATGGCATTGTTAGTGAGGCAGATTACACAAACGGCGATGGCGACTTTGACATGAACCGTCTCGCCAGACATCTCAATGAAGATCCAGAAGGCCCGTATCGTAACTACATATCCACAGACTTAGAGCTTGAGAATGAGCGCAAAGAGATGCTGCGCAAAAAGCGCGAGTATGCACAAAGCGTATTAGCTGCTGGCCCTGGATCTGCACAATTTGTCGGTACGACCGCTACATTCCTTGCGTTAGAGCCTTTTAGTGTTGCGACTATGGGTATTGGCACTCTGCCTAATATGGCAAGAGGCATGAGCGTTGCAGCTGCCGCGACAAGGACTGCCGGCAGAACAGCAGCGCTTACAGCAGGCACAGAGCTAGCCATTCAGCCATTTGTCATGGCGCACAAAGACAGCATCGACTCTCCTTACTCATCTAACCAGGCATTACTAGCCATTGGCTCTGCTGCCGTAGGTGGCGCACTTGTTGGCGGTATCACCGGCGGCATTGCTGGATACATTCGTCAATTTAGGCAGGGGCTTGCAGATTCATTTACCGAGCCTAGGCCTGACGCGCCTGACGAGCCAGCGCCATTCTTATCTGAGCAGGACGATACACTTACTGCGCTTGAGGATGTGACTGGTGCCGCTAAAGGCACTGGCCCGCAAAGAGATTTTGCAAAGCTAGATAGGGGATTGCGAGAGTTTCAAGAGCTGCAAGAGGCGCTTGATGAGGCAAATCCACCATCGCCTGACAGACTAATTGACGACGAGTATCGACGTTTTTTGCAGGGCGAGTACAGGTCAGAAATAGACGCTTACTACTCAATGATAAGAAAGCTGGAGTCAGAGTCTAAAGAGCTTGCTAAAAAGCCAAAGATAGCAGGGCTAATTAGATCGAGGGGCGGCCTTAATAAGCAAGCCTTTGCCGATGATGGCATTGATCCAGAAAACTTCAAAAAGGGTTTTCAGCCTGGTTTTTGGCGCGCCGGCAATGAGGGCATGACGCCTGATGAGCTAGCCGAGTTTATTGTCGATCAACAAGATATCTTACCTGGCTACATAAACCGAGCAGATGGTCCTGATAAGTTTGGCGCAAACGATGCAGTAGATCTTGTGGATCAGATGACCTTCAACCCCAAGATGTATGCCGACCCAGATGTACAGGCTAGGATTGATGCGCTAGAAGGGAAAGTTTTAGAGATTGAGTCGAAGTTTGCAGACCCAACCAAAGACCTAACCGGCAATTCAAAGAAGGCTGTGACGTTTGCAAAGAAGCAGGGCAAAGCGTTTACGACTAGCAAGCTGCAGAAGCATTTGCGCATTGGATATAACGCAACCCGCGAGATCGTTGATGATCTTAAGCAGCGCAATGTATTCATCGAAGATGATGGACTAAACATCACCTTTCGAGAGCCAGTTACCATTACAGCGCGAACACTAGAAGACATTTATAAAGAAAGTGCTGCGCGGCGCATGATGGAAGGTATGCGATACGCTGAAGAACTAGAAGCGCAACGCTATTCGTCATATCAGCCTAGCAGGACATTCGAGCAATACTACGAAGAGTATCCAGACGCACCAAGAGCGCCCGTTGTTAGTTCAAGAGAGCGGGAGTTGATGGAAGAAATTGATATTGAGTCTAGTTATGATGAGGCTATAGCGGCATACGAGCGACTGTCGCCAGAAGAGCAAGTCGTCAAGATAGGCGATGATGTTATCTTTGACGCGCCGGCGATTATTAAGAGCGCCGATGAGCAGCTAGAAAGTGCAGAAGCATTACGGAGGTGCGTGCGCGGTGAGTAGTTTTGATGTCTGTGTGCCAAAGGTAGCGGCAAAGCTGCCTGACCAGGTAAAGAAAGCACTTACCGAATCGGTAGAGCCTGATCGTGTGCTCGATGAATACATAGCCACCATCTCTAGAGAGAAAAGAGAGGCGGCATTCCAGGCTGTGCGCCTATCTGATGCAGTAAAAGACGTATCTAAACATCCTGACGGCCCGTTTTACGGCATGATGGCGATGTTGACCAAGGACAACCGGGGCGCTGCTGGCTACAAAAACGTAGAGTTTCTGGGTAGGTACTATAATAACCTGCTGCAATCCAAGAACGCCAAGATGCTAGAGCGCTTCCGCGCAAAAGGCTTGGGCTTTCTGACTGACGAAGAAAACTTGCAAAAGTTTGTTCGTGCTATTTATGGCGAGACTACTGACGACGCGGTAATCAATGCGGCTGCCAAAGACTGGCTAGAGACTACAGAGCTTATTCGCCAGCTAAAGAATAGGAACGGCGCGGCTATTTCTAAGAACGATAGGTTCCTGATGCCGCAGCACCATGATGCAAGAGCGGTCCAGAATGCTGGCAAAGAAGCTTGGGTAAATTACATGAAGCGTGAGGGCGTGTTAGATCGTGCTCGTATGCTTGATGATGCTGGCGAACCTTTATCAGATAAACAGCTTGATGACTTACTTAACTACTCATATGAGTCAATTACGACACATGGCCTCAATAAGCTAGAGGATTTAGCAGTGCCAAGGCTGGGCAGAAAGCTGTCTAGGCGTGGATCTGAGCGCCGTGTTCTCTATTTTAAGACAGCAGATTCATACATTGATTACCAAAAAGACTTTGGGCGTGGCGATCTGTTCTCAATATTTACTGACTACCTTGAAGCAAGCGCTAACGATATTGCGCTACTAGAGCGCATGGGGCCAAACCCTAACGATACATACAAGGCTATGTTTGCGTATTACGACAAACAAAAGCTATTTACGCCAAGCCAAAAGAAGATGGTTGAGGCTACGTTTAACGTCGTATCGGGCAAAACAAATCAAGGCGAGATTACGAGCACTGCTGACTTCTTCCAAGGATTCCGCAATGTTATCACCGCATCTACGTTAGGCAGCGCATTCTTGTCGTCGATATCTGATGTGGGCTTTCAGACACTAACGGCAAAGATGAACGGATTGCCGGCCATGAAGATTCTCATGGGGCAGCTGCGTAGTCTGGCGCCAGGCGATATTGAAAGCCAAAGAATCGCTGCACAGATTGGTTTAGGCGCGGAGGCTTGGATTACTAGGACACACGCAAGCAATCGGTACGGCGATGTCTACGGTACTGGCATGACTGCAAAAGTAGCAGAAGGCGTTATGCGCGCATCACTACTCAAGCCTTGGACAGATGGCGGCAGAAAGTCATTTACCATCGAGTTTGCTGGCTTGTTGGGCAGAAACTTTGGCAAAAAGTTTAACGAGCTAGATCCAAACCTAATTCGCGCTATGCAGACCTACGACATTACGGAGGCTGATT